TCAGGCTTCGTCGAGCACGAACTCGCGCCGCTCGATGGATTCCAACGCCCGCCAGATGAGGCCGGCGTCGTTCGCGCCTAGAGCAACGGTATCCGAAAGCATCTGCCGCCAGCGTTTTGCCACGGGAGTGCTACGGTACAAGCCGTGCATGTGACGAACGATGTGGCGCAGCGGCGTCCCTGATTCGATCTCCGCCTCGGCATAGCGGGCCATGGCGGTCAGCACGTCTGCGCGGCTCGGGGATCTTGCATCATCGCCGAACACGCGGCGGTCCGCTTCTGCGAACAGCCAGGGATCGTTTTCCGCGGCACGGCCGATCATGACGCCATCCACTGCAGTGAGTTGTGCATCGATCTCTGGCCAGGTCTTGATGCCACCGTTGATGACGATGTCGAGCTCGGGGTGCTCGCGCTTGAGCCGATGGACGAGGTCGTAGCGCAGCGGCGGCACCTCGCGATTCTGTTTGGGCGTGAGGCCTTTCAAGATGGCGTTGCGGGCATGCACGACGAAGGTTTTGCAACCCGCTGCCGCGACAGCGTCGACGAAGCTGCGCATGAACTCGTAATTTTCGATGCGATCGATACCGATGCGATGTTTCACGGTCACCGGAATCGACACCGCCTGCTGCATGGCATCGACGCACGTGGCCACCAACTCCGGCTCCGCCATGAGACAGGCACCGAACGCACCCTTTTGCACGCGCTCGCTGGGACAGCCGATGTTGATATTGATCTCGTCGTAGCCGTAGCGTTCACCCAAGCGGGCGCAGTGCGCGAGATCCGACGGTTCCGATCCGCCGAGCTGCAGCGCGACGGGACGTTCTTCAGGATGGAAGCGCAGATGCCGATAGACATCTCCGTGCAGCAGCGCGCCAGTCGTGATCATCTCGGTGTAGAGCAGGGTGTGACGCGAGATCTGGCGCAGGAAATAGCGGCAGTGGCGATCGGTCACGTCCATCATCGGCGCAACGCTTAACCTGCGAGACCGCCTAATGTCTTGACTGTGTGACGTAATATCTGATTTTCCTGGCACTTCTTGGTGGGACATTCGGTAGCTATTTCTGTACGTTTTTGCGTATTTTCTGGCTTTCGGTGGGACAATAGAGGGACTGAAAATCTTTGTCTCACCGACTTTCATGCCGACGATCAAAGCTCGCAAGCGTGTTGATGGCAGCATCGGCTACACCGCGATCATTCGACTCAAGCGGGCCGGCAAGATTATCCATCAGGAAGCGAAGACATTCTCTCGTCGTGCGCCGGCGGCCGAATGGGCGCGGCGAAGGGAGGTGGAGCTCGAAGACCCGGCCGCGCTGACCAGGGCCACGCGCGGCGATGCTGAATCGCTCGGTGAGCTGATCCAGTGGTACATCGACGAATTCGAGACCGAATCGAAGTGGCAGCGTAATAAGGGGCAGCACCTGCGCATGCTAAAGACATTCCCCATTGCGGATGTCGCCGGCGTCGGGCTCACCACGCAGATGCTCATCGATCATGTCCGGATGCGACGCCGTAGCGGTGTCGGGCCGTCGACTGCGATGAACGATCTTGTGTGGATCGGCGTTGCCTTACGCGCGGTGCGCAGTGTGCGCGGCCTGGCAGTGCATCCGGAGCTCGTGGTCGAGGCGCGCATCGCCTGCCGCGAGCTGCGGCTAATCTCCAAGAGCCGCGAGCGCGACCGTACGCCAACGTATGAGGAGCTGGAGAAGCTCGACACCTACTTCGCCAAGCAGGACCGCCGATCGAAGATCCCCATGCGGCAGATCATGTGGTTCGCGATCTACTCTGCGCGTCGCGAGGCCGAGATCACTCGAATTCAGCGCGCCGACGATGACGCAGATCGTCGTACGGGTGTTGTCCGCGACGCCAAGCATCCGACGGCGAAAGAGGGTAACCATCAGACGTTCCGGTACACGTCGGCAGCGTGGGCGATTATGACTGCCCAGCCGAAGGGTGATCTCGCCTTTCCTTATGACGCGAAAAGCGTCAGCGCCCGGTTCACTCGCGCGTGCCGGATGCTAGGGATTCAGGATCTCCGGTTTCACGACCTGCGCCACGAAGCGACCACGAGGCTGTTCGAGTCAGGGTTGAACATCCCGGAAGTGGCGGCGCATACCCTGCATGAATCGTGGCAGGTGCTGAAGAGATACACGCACCTGGTGAAGCGCGGCCCGGTGTTTGATGCGCCGTTCCTGCCTAGCCAGGAACGCGCGCGCGTGCCTGATCAATCAGCTCGGCCAGATCAGCAGCCGACACCAGCCATGGCGCCTTCTGACCGCCCAGGCGGAACGCCCTGACCGGTAGACAATCTGCCAAGGCGCGCCGGCGTGCCTCTGGGGCGCCCAATCCGAAATACTTGGTGGCCACCTTGTCGAGCGGGATGTTGGCCTCGCCGAACTCAGCGAGCAGGCCGAAATAGGTGCTGTTCATCTCAGTCGTGCTCCGCGCTCAATAGGACGCTCCGGACGCGTCGAACGATGCGCCGCAGGTGTAGCTCTCGACTCTTCTGAAGCCGAGTGCCCACGAGGTAGTTCGGCATGAGCTTGTCGACGAGGTAATCTTCGCCGCACTTGGTCACGAACTCCCTCACGGTTTCTGTTCCCATCGAACCCCAGTAGTATGAATAGGCGTCGCCGAAGCACTCGATCACGATCATGCGGCCGCGGCTGTTGCCGTAGTCATAGAGGATCACTCGAACGGGATCGATGTCGTATTCGGTGCCGTTGAAGTAGGGGATGAGGAAGCAGTTCGGCTGCTCGCGAGCGAGTTGGCTCATGGCGCGATCCCCTTGAAGGTGATAACCCACACCCAGGGATTGCTTGCCCACGAGCCGCCGCCGTTGATCGATTCCCATAGGCGCTGATACGTGCCCCGGTTGAAGTGCGGATCGTGAGGCCCGGCTTCCTCGAGCACGTCATAGCGGTGAATGCCCTCGGCAAGCGCATCCGTCTCGCTAATGTCCTGCAGGCGCTCCACGCGCACGCCGGTGATCTCAAGCGTGACGCGTGATGCCCAGCGGGGCATAAAGATCGATGGCTTCCAGCGGCCGCCCTGTGGCATTAGGTGCTCCTGATCGGCTCGGTAGATTGCGCCCTCGGGGTCGTCTGGCGAATCTTCGCGCCAAGTCTCTTTCACCCAAAGCTGATCGCCGGGTTGGCCGTAGGGGCAGCGCAGCTCGTCAATGTTCCACCAGCCTTTGCCGGCCGGATCGTGAACGTCGCCAGTTTCTTCGCCTCGAAGGGCGCCGCTGAAGTACCAATCGAGTCCAGGCGGCAGCTTGAATCGCCGTCGCGTCTGCGTTTTCGAGCCGGAGAGCAACGCGCGCACCATTGGTGCGTTGAATAGAATCGGGCGCTCTTTCATGATGTCGGCTTCTTTCGAGCGTAGAAGTCACGCAGCCAGGCCTCGGCGTCGATAGGGGTTCCGAGCTCACCCGTGACGCGCCGACGGAAATTCATCGCTCCGGCCTGGCGCCAGGTGATCGGTTCGGCGCCGGAGGCGACAGCCAGGGCGCGTTTTGAAAGCGCGATGTCGTAATGGCTGTCGTGCTTCGGCGGTGCCTGGTGCCAGTGACGAGCGACGCCGATCTTGTCGGCCATCGCGTGAAGCTCTTCGTCGGTGTCCGCGATCATGTGGCACATGATCATTCGGCCGAACTGAGCGCGCATGTTGTCGACGTAGACGGTCATGCGTGCCCCGTCATGGTCGCCTGGTGCGCTTTGATGCGCTCGGCCTCCTCTGGCCCGATGATCTTGAACTCGATCGAGCCGGGGTGACCGTGCGTGAGCAGCAAGCGATCCTCTTTCTGAAATTCGAGGATGTCCTGCTCGCTGATGGTGATCGAGCGCTTCCCGTGCGTGACTTTCCAGACGATCAACGTCGCCAGCCGTTGCCAATGGTCACGAACCTGGTCGAGGATCGGGGCGTCGTTCACCTCGTTCGTTGGGCGTTCGGCGCTCATTTGGACTTCGCCTTCTTGGCGGGTTTCTTTGTGGCGAGCGCTTTCTTCGTCGCGGCTTTCTTGCCGGGTGCCTTCTTCGTTGCGATCTTCGGCTTGCCCTCGATCTCCGCCTTGATCGCGGCGGCGTCGATCTTGTGACGCTTGGCGAGCGCGTCGAGCATTGGGCTAGGCTCGCGATCGTGCGGTCGCAGCTCGGGCGAGAGGAGTGTGAACCGGATGAATCGGCCGAGCTCGTCGGCCGTCATGGAGCCGGGCTGTGGCTTACCGCCGTAGAACTTCCCGACGAGCTCTCGCCACACCCAGTTATCCGCCAATTCTTTAGCGATGAGCGCGAGCTCTGTCGGGTCGAGAGGACCGACTGCCTTCGGAAAGACCGCCTGCGCAAGCTTCAGTCGGTACGCGTGGGCTCTTTGAACGCGAGCGACGCGCTCAGCTTCTTTCCGTTCCCATTCCTTGTTGTCGTGCGGCTTATGCGCGGCGCCGGCGACCTTGCCTACCTCAACGCCGAGGTTGATGTTGAGCCTATCGAGCGCGCGGCGAGCGATGTCCACCGGAAGCAGTTCGAGCGCGCGCTTGGTCTTTGGGTCGATAAGGACGACGGTCGGTACGGCCTCCTCACCAAGGATCTCCCGATAGGTTCGGTGAACGTACTCGTCGCACTGCCGCTCCCATTCTCCTAGCGCGGCCTGGTCGGCTTCTTCGTTGCCGGTCTCCTCGGGCTGAGGAATGTCGGGGCGCTCGTAATCGCAGCGCGCATCGAGGTCAATGTAGCCGGCGAAGTTGCGCGCGTTGTAGAGATACGCAGCCGTATCGATAATCTTCTTTGCCTCGTCACCTTGAATGATGGGGCGGTCGACTGTTTTTGCGACTCGCACGCGACGGGCGCTAGCTTCACGCGTCTTGAGGTTGAAGCATCGAACGTCGTTGCACACGTTCGGGTCTTCATCGATTCCCTCAATGCCGCAGTTCCCGCTGCGGAACTCGCACGTGGTGCAGGGGCCTGGCTCGAAGCTCGCATCGGCGAGCGGAAACGTAGCCTGGCTAAGCGGGATCGTGGCCTTCTTGCGGCCGATCTGCTCGACGAGGGATCGGTACGAATGCATCGGCGCATCGCCGCGGCAGCTCATTTCCAGGGCGAGCGACAGCGCCTTCGCCTGCCGCTTCGGGTCTTTCAGCCGCGCGACAAGCAACGCGCGCGAAGCGTCGAGTTTGCCGGTGGCCAGCGCGGCGCGGCCGTCGTCGGAGAGGTCGAGCAGCTTGATGCGTGAGTAAACGTAGGCGCGGGATTTGCCAACTTTCGCGGCGATCTCGTCTGCGTTGAGCTTCGCGACTTCCATCAACTCCTGGTAGCCCTCGGCTTCGGATAGTGCATCGAGGTCCTGGCGCTGCAGGTTCTCGACGAGCTGAGCCTCTAGCACCTCGGTGTCGTTGAGCTCGCGCACGATCGCCGGTATCTCTTTGAAGCCTGCCCGCTGGCTCGCCAAGTAGCGCCGTTCGCCGGCGATGATCTCGAAACTGGGCGATGCGCCGTCACTCGCGCGAACGAGGTGCGGCTCGTTGAAGGGGCGCACGAGGATCGGCTGCAGTACGCCGGATTGCCTGATCGATGCGGCGAGTTCGTCGAGGCCTTGATCCGCGTAGCGCAGCCGTCGCGCCGACTGTACGTGCGAGCGCGACGTGATCAGATCCTCGATCGGGAGATGGCGGAGGTGATTCGCGAGTTCAGCGGGTGCGTTCATTGGTGCTCCCTGCAAGTTTTGAAGGTTGAGGTTGTGCAGACGCGTGCACTTCGGGGTTGCCGCGGTCGATGTAGTCGACGAAGGCGAGGGCGAAGAGAAGAGCTGCAATGCAGAGGGCGGCGAAAAGACCTCGATCACCGCCGGCGCGCTGCATGCCGTTCGTATGCGGGTCTTTTCTCGGACGGAGCGGGCCGCCGGGTTCGATGTGGGGCAGGCTCATTCGGCGCACTCCTGCTGCTTGGAGCGTTCGTCCAGTCTCTCGCATCGGTCCTGCAGTGCTCGGCTTACCACGGTGTAGAGAAACTCATCGGGCGTCGCGCGGAGTTTCTCTTCGGCAATCGAGTTGAAGTGCTCGGTGACTCGATGCAGTCGGGTAATGTCGTCTACGTGCAGCGTGACGGTGAGGGTCTGGTCGTTCATGGTGCGATCACGCTCGTCAACAGCAGGCACGCGGCGAAATAGCCAAACCAGAACCAACCCGCGATGGTCGGCGGCCTCATGATCCGGCCTCTTGCGCGATGCCGGTGGGTTCAAAGCGAACTGTGTGCGATGGTTTGCTGCACCGGAATACCGCGCGGTGCACGACGAGAGGTATCGCGTTGGACTTCGCGCGGCACAGGCGCTCGGTCTCCTGGTGATAGACGAGTTGCGCGGCGACTTGCAGTAGGAGGTCATCGGAGGCCCGCATGCGCTCGGCGAGGCGTTCGGCGCGGCGGCTCTCGTCCATCGTTAGCCTGACGATCTGCTGATCATTCATGAGGCGTCCCCTGGGTCAGCACCAAGCCGGCGAATCTGCGCGCCATCTCCTGGTCAACGGTGCTGACGCGATTGATGAACTCCCAGATCTTTTCGAGGCCAGGCTTTGTTCTCGGATCGGCCGTGACGCTATCGAGCGTTTCGTTCAGGCGGGTGAGGCGGGTGAGGCGGGTGATCGCGCTCATGACGCTTGCCGCTCCAAGAAGGCGAGCGCAGTGGTGAACTCGGCCTTGCGCGTGTCGCTCTTTGCGGGCAAACGCCGATCGCGTTGCTCACACGCGGGGCATAGGCAGCCGCGCATGTAGCCGTTGCAGCGCGTTGTTCGCAGCCGCTTTTGATCGAGGGGCGTAAGAGCCGTCGGTATGCTCTTCATGCGTCGGCCCTCACGATCTCGAAGGGCGCGGCGCCGAGCAGGCGGGCGAAAGCTTCCTCGGCGGCCTCTCTGGTCAGGTAGGCCGTCGCGATTGCGCGCGATGTGATGGTCGGCTTCTGCGCCGACTCATCGTTCGATTGGGGGTGAGGTTCGCGCAGGCAAAGGCCTGTTGCGATCTCCTCAATGAGGTAGACAGATTGCTTGAAGCGGGCGCGTAGCATGGAGCCTCCGTCGAGAGTGACGGAGGCAAAGTTACTCCAATAGTAGTTATTTAGTCAACTACTAAAGGAGTAATTAACACGATCCAGCCCATTGTTTGTAGCGATCAAGTGCTCGTGTCGGAGAGAGCAGGTCGGTCCCGGCTTTGACTATGACGCGTGATCCAACGCTTTTCGGTTCAATGGCAACGACGTAGGCGATCAACTCATCGTAGTAGATTATTAGCTCAGTTTCTCGCGAATGAATCTTGTAGCCTCGTTCATCGAATGCTTGTTCGATGCATCTTTTAGTCGCGGGAAGACTCCCTTGGGTTTCAAGTTCAAGCGCATAGGGCGACCGTCGCACGTCGGCTACATTAGCGCATCCGCCAGCAAGGCTAAGGGCTGCCAGAGCGATCCAATGGGGCGGGAAACGAGTAAGCAAAGTCTCTTGTAATCCGAGCGTTAGTTGTCGCGATAGTAGCGGCTGGCTTTAACGATCGCTGCAACGTAGTGCATTGACCGGATCTCGGCTGTGTCGATTGTGATCGGCCGGTGATCTTCGTTAATACTCTGAAGTTCGACAGTGCCGTCACGGCGCGGGCCTAAAAGTTTAACCATTGAGCGGCCATCGGTGGTCGTGACAATGACTTCCTCTCCGGGAATGAGTGAGGAGTTGGGTTCAACTAAGATGAACTCGCCCGGCTTGATGCGAGGCCGCATAGAGTCCCCCTTTACTCGCAGCGCATAAGCGTTTCGGTCTCGGCTTGGATACCGGATCAGTCCATCGCCGTAGCCGGGCGGGTATTGAAGCTCCTCCCAATAGCCATCGGTTCCGGCCTGGACTGTGCCAACGACTGGCACGGAGCCCGAGTCCGGAATCGGATGCTCTCCGTGCTCGATCTCTACTTCCCGCGGGCCCTTTTCTTCAGCTAGCCAGAGAGCGTTCACGCCTACGGCGCGCGCGAGCTGCGCGATAGCGGTGGATCCAGACTGATCCCCTCTCTCGATTTTCGAAATGGTCTTTTGAGAGAGGCCGGCGGCTGCGCTTAGTTGGCCTTGAGATAGGTGCGCGGCAATGCGCGCCTCCCGAAGTCGTTCACCAAGAGATTTCATACTCCTAGAGTAGTTGACCAGAAAACTCCTTTGGTGGTACGTTCCGCGACTACTAAAGTAGTGGAGTGTTGTCATGTCCGATGCGCTACAGCGTGCGGTTACTGAAGTTGGTGGTCAGTCCGAGCTAGCTCGCCGATTGGCTTCGGCGACAAGTAAGCCCGTGCGTCAGGGGTACGTGTGGAAATGGCTTCGCTCTGGTGTCGTCCCCGCGGAGATGGTTATTCCGATTGAGCGGGCAACAGAGGGCAAGGTGAGTCGATCTGAACTTCGCCCCGACCTCTACCCGCTCGAACCAAACACCAGCCCGCAAGCCGGAATGCCCGAAGCCGAGTCGGCTCAAGCGACGGGACGATCACCGGGCAGTCAGCCGCTGCCGAACGTCGAGGCGGCTGGACGGGAGGCGGCGTAGATGAGCGGCTCAGTGCGAAGTGTTTCCTCGCGAGCGCTGCTCGCGGGGCTGAACTTGGTTCGCTTCGAAGGCGGCTCCGACCCCGGCTCAATGCGAGCGATCTCGTGGCGGGACTTCTGGATCGAAAATCGAGGGGTGATCTTCTGCTACTTCCACCCTTGCCAAGAGCATGTCGCGGAGGCCGATCGTTTGCGAGCGGGAAAGGACGTAGATCGCCCAGCCGAATCCCTCGTGCCGAAAGCCGATCCGAAGCAATCCGTCGCTCGTAACGGCCGCACCGAAGTGCGGATCGGTCTGGATGGTCGCGCCGGGCTCGAAGGTGACGAAGTCCTTGGTGGGGAAATCCAATGAGACGGCCGGCTCCATGCGGGAGCGCAGTTCGGCGAGCTCCGACACCAGACTCTGCACCTCTTCGGTGGTGTACGTTCTTGAGAGATGAAGTGCAACGCTCGTTCGGTCGTCGCTTAGCTTCATGGAGGCTCCCTTTCTGTTGGTGCGTTGCTGGGGAGTGACACAGTAGCATGATCGCGAGCCTCCGCCCTTATCCAACGCCTGAGACCTCCTCCCTCGGGCGCCGCGTTCGCCTTGGTGGCGCGGCTTTCGGGCGTCGTGTCGTTCGGCACGGCGTCCATTTTTCTATTCTGTCGTGGATGGTGTCCACGGAGTTACTGTCGGAGAAAATCCAATGACATATCGACGTGATCCCGGCGATCCGCTCGACGCGCTCTATGAAGCTGTGCTTTATGCGCCTGGCGGACTGTCAGCGGCTGCGCACGCAGTTGGATTGTCGCCATCAACGCTCCGGCAGCAGCTCGAACGCCACACCGAGACGCACCAGCTCCAGTTCAAGACTTATCGCGCGCTGCTGCGCTACCTGCACGCCATCGGCCGAGCTGGTTGGCCTCGCTCCCTTGAGGCGCTTGCCTGGGAGAACGCGCATATGGCGATTCCGGTGCCGGAAATCGGTGACTCGCAGCACGCGGAGCTCACGCAGCTCGTCGTGAAGATGTTCCAGGAAGGTGGCGACGTTGCTCGTGAGATCCAGAAAGACCTGGCCGACGGTCGGTTGACTACGAAGGAAGGGAAGTCGATCGAGCGCGAGATCGAGCAGGTTATGGAAGTCTGCGCCTCATTGCTGCAACGCGTTAGACAGATTCAGGAATAGCTGCATGCAGTTTGAGGGAGAGCTATTTCAGTCGGAGATCGTCGCGCGCGAAGACGTGACCGACGCGAGCTATCCACGCAAGCGCGCGGATGCGATCGTGGTCCTGCTCACGCGCGCTGAGCGAGAAGCATCGTTGTTGCAAGTGCCGACGGAGTTTCGCGCCTTGGTGCGCCACTTCGTCTTTCTTGCGCTTTCCGATGAGCTGGCGAAGGTAGACACCCGCGAGCAGGCCGATCGGCTGATTGCTTTGATCCCCGCCGAGCTCGTCGACATGGTTAAAGCAAAGGCACGGGCCGCGATCCAGGCTCGCCGCGTCCGATTCCGGGACGGGCTCGATTAGTGGCCACGCTCGATGACGTAGTGCGACAGATGATCGCGGCGGGAATGCCGCCTCTGCCACAGGACTTCCCGCGGCTCGACAAGATCATTCGGTTTGGGCCGAAAAAGAAAGCTTGGTACAAGCTGCGGGAATACTCCACGCGTACAGGTGCGCGCCTGTACGCTGGTCAGTTCGGCGAATGGCGAGGCCTCGACCCTGGCACGATCAAAGTCGAATTCAATCGTGATGATGTTGATCCGATTGATCTTGAAGCGATCAAGCGCCGGCATGCCGAGGCAGAAGCGCAGGAGGAAGCGCGCAAGAAGGAGCGTGCCGGGTTCGCTGCGAACCGGGCGATAGGGCAGTGGCAGCAGGCGCGAGCGACAGGCGAATCGCCATACCTCAAACGCAAGGGCGTGGAAGCTGAGAAGGGTTTGCGGTTCACGGCCGACGGCGTACTGCTCGTCCCGATGATCCGCTATGACGCGCCAGAGCAGCCAGATTCGAGCATTGCCGAGCGAAGCCAGAGGCGTCTCGTCGGCCTGCAGAAGATCGCGCCGGATGGCTCGAAGCTCTTCAACAAGGGCATGGAAAAGACCGGTGCCGCCTGCCGCCTGGGGAAGGCGCCCAAGGACGGTGAGCCAATTCTAGTGACCGAGGGCGTCGCCACGGCGTTGACGATCCGCGAGGCGACTGATCGATCGCGGCCGGTGTATATCGCGTTCGATGCTGGCAATCTGGCGCCGGTCGGGAGAATTCTTCGCGCGCTGTTCCCTAAGTCGCCGATCGTCTTCTGTGCGGATGATGATGCCTACGTCGAGGCGCAGCTCAATAAGTTGCTGCGAACACAGTATGACGTGGAGCAGCTTGTATCGGTCCCTGACGTTGAGCTGGAGCTCGCGACGAAGCGCGGGCCAGTGAAGCTGTTTGCTTCACGTGAAACAGATCCGGATGGCATTCCGCTGATCACCGGTGCGATCAACGTCGGCGGGCCGTTACGAACGTTCGCGCTGTTGAATGCGGGGCGCATGAAGGCGTGTGAAGCGGCTCGTGAGATCGGCAATGCGCGCGTATGTTGGCCGGTGTTCGCGAAGCGCGAGCTGCATATCGATCCGGATCTGCCCAAGATCACCGATTTCAACGATCTGCATGCGGCCGAAGGCATCGAGTCGGTGCGGCGTCAGCTTGTCGGCTGGCTCAACGGTGTGGATTTCACCCCGCCGAAGTCGGCTTCGCCATCGCGCGGCAAGGGTGCCGGCAAGACGCCTTCGGATGACGGCGTGGCGGGTGGTGGCAATGGTGGTGAGCCGATCGATTGGGATCGATTTTGGCGTCTGGTCAACCGCTTCACGTTCATCTACCCGACCGACACTGCTTACGATCGCGAGCTCGGGGACATCGTCAAGATCGAGCACATGCGCTTGATGTTCGGGAATGACTGGATCGGCATGTGGCTGAAGAGCCCGAAGCGTCGATCGGTCTACCTGGAGAACGTCGTGTTCAGCCCTGGTGCGCCTGAGGAGCCGGGCAAGCTCAACCTGTTTCGCGGTCTAGGCGTGGAGCCGAAGGAAGGCGCCTGCCAGAAGCTTCTCGGCCTGCTGCATTACCTATGCGGAGAAGACGACAAGGTCTTCGATTGGGTGCTCAAGTGGCTTGCCTATCCGCTGCAGCACCTGGGCGCAAAGATGCGCACTGCGGTTGTGATGTCGGGCAAGGAAGGGGCAGGGAAGAATCTCTTCTTCGGTGTTGTCCGAGACATCTATGGCCGTCACGGTGGCGTCATCACGCAGCGGCAGCTCGAATCCGACTTTCAAGCGGCTTTTAGCGCCAAGCTTTTCATCATCGCCAACGAAGTCGTGAGCCGGCAGGAGATGCGGCACCACGTGGGCTTTCTGAAGAATCTGATCACCGAGCCGGAGATCTGGATCAACCGCAAGAACAAAGACGAGCGGTGCGAGGCGAATCACATGAACCTCGTTTTCTTCAGTAACGAGCTGCAGGCCCTTCAGATCGGCCCGGACGATCGGCGCTACATGGTCATCAGGACGCCGCCGCAGGGTGGGGCCGATCTCTATCGAGACGTGTTGGCGGAGCTCGCCGACGGCGGCGCGGCCGCATTGATGCACTACCTCCTGCATCTGGATCTCGGGGACTTCGACGAGCATACGAAGCCGATCATGACCGGCGCGAAGCGTGACCTCATCGATATCGGTATGAGTGCGCCGCAGCTCTTGTGGCGTGATATTCACGATTCGGAGATCCCGCTGCCTTATTGCCCGGCGCTGTCGGAGACCGTGTATCGAGTGTTCCAAGTGTGGTGTCGGCGCAACGGCGAAAAGATGCCGGCGCGCAGCAATCGCTTTATCCCTGACTTCATGAGCATGAACGGAATCAGGCGAGCCCGCATGCGTGTGCCTCGCATTGAACGCATGGGCGAGCAAGTGCTCGGAAGTGTCGACGACACACAGTATCGGCAAGTCCTTCTGATGGGCGATCCGGAAGCAGGGGAGGAGGTCGACGCGTGGGTGCGTCGGTCGGTCGTGAAGTTCGCTCAGATGGCGGAGGCGTATTGCAGGGAGTCGGGATCGTGATCTCGGCCGGTCAAGGGGCTATCGATGCATCGCGGCATCGGTCGCGGCTCGCTCGCGTGCGAGTCATGGCGTGTGTTGAACAGGGTGATCAGGGTGAACAGGGCTGTGGATAACCGATCCCGATACCAGAAAACCCAATGGCATCAATGCGCCGGACAGGGTGAACAGGGCTCACAGGGCTAGCGCGCACACGTGTGCGCATGCGTGCGTGCGCGTGCGTCCGCCCGCGCGGACACGCGCGAGGCTTTGTCGTGCCGGATTTAATTTACCCCTGTTCACTCTGTTCACCCTGATCAATCCGATAGCGATCAATCCTCTATCGATGATCAGGGGTTGCACAGGGTGAACAGGGCTAACGACGAAGGGGCAGCAATGAGTGAATCGATGGAAGTAGTCAGTCTGCGGCTCGATCCCGTGCTCGATGAGGTTCGAGTTGAGCGGGTGAGGCAGGAACGGGAAGAAGGATTCTCGCCGGCGCATGATGATGCTCATGAGCATAGCGAGCTGGCAGTGGCGGCGGCCAGCTATGCGCTGTTTCGTGCGAGCGGTCGCAGCCTAATGGCTGAATCAATCTGGCCATTCGGATCGAAGGTGTGGAAGCCAAAGGACGCTCGCCGCGATTTGGTGCGATCTGCCGCGTTGATCGTTGCCGAGATCGAGCGCCTCGATCGAGCAACCGCCAATGCACCTGCGCCCAACGCTGCACTCGATCAGGCGATCGAAGTAGTAGTCGAGGAACTGACCAAGCAGGGGAGTGGAGCACTCAACGAAGACGACCTTCGCCGCGTCCTGCGAAAGGCGATGTCGGGTGTGGTGGTCGCGGGTCCTTCCCAGACTTAACAGCATGCGAGGCGGAAGACCGCAAATTCTCTCCAGATCTCTAGACTTTCAACTTACTTGACACATGAGCGACCTGATCACTCAAGCGGAGTTTGCCCGTCGTCACGGCGTGACCCGTCAGGCCGTTCACGATCTTGTATCGCGCCAGGTAATTCGCTTGACGCCCGAAGGTCTCCTCGATGAGCAAGCCGCGACTGAGGCGATCGCGCGGACGCGAGATCCAGCTAGGGAAACTAAGTTGGTGGGGATTCCGGGCGGCGCTCAGGGAAACGTTGAGCACTTGGCATCGTTTCAATCGGCAAAGACACGGCGCGAGCTGGCCGAAGCTGCGCTTGCTGAGCACAAGCTCGCTATCGAAACTGGAAGGTATGCGGATATCGATGCCGTTCGTAGCGCTTGGTGCAACCTGGCGGCACTTATCGGCGCACGCTTGCGCACGCTGTGTAACTCACCGGAGATACCAGAAGTCGCGCGCTCAGCGGTCGCGCGCATGGTCAACGGGCTCTTGGAAGATCTAGCGAAACATGACCCACAAGACCTCATCAAGCGTGCTGATTGACGTGCTTTTTGAAGTACTCGACGCCTTTTGGCCGCGCGTAAGACTTTCGCTTGCCGCTTGGATGGAGCGGCATATGCATCTGCCGGGAACATCTGCTGTCGCCGGCCGCTATTCGCTATCCATTACTCCCTACCTTCGGGAGCCGCTCGACGCGTTGTGTGATCCGACCGTGCAAGAGGTGGCCGGGCAGAAGTCGAGTCAGATCGGCTGGACGATGGGTATGGTGATGGGCTGGATCGGCTACACCATCGACCACGACCCAAAGCCTACGATCGTGATGTTCCCGCGGGACAAGACGGCGCGAGATTTCAACATCGAGAAGTTCGAGCCCGTCGTGATAGCCTCGCCATCACTCGCAGAGAAAGTCGAAGTTAAGACGCGTTCACGCGACTATCGACAGGATCATAAGACTCTCGGTGAAGATGGCTTCATAAAGTTTGTGGGGAGCAATTCGACGGCCGGCGTTAAGTCGACGGCCGCAAGCCGTCTCATCGTTGAAGAGCCTGACGACTGCAATGGCAACCTGAAGGGGCAGGGCGACTCCATCGAGCTACTTCGTGATCGAGGCAAGACCTTTGCGGACACGAAGATGCTTGTCGGAGGCACGCCCACAATCAAGGGTGTATCGTCGATCGAGGCCGAGCTGCTGAAGTCCGATCAGCGTTACTGGTACGTCGCATGCCATCACTGCGACGAATCGGCGCCGTTACGCTGGGAGCAAGTGCGATACAGCTCTGACGACTCGGTGTCGCATCCAGTCTATGGTCACTGGTTGCCAGAAACGGCGCGGTATGTGTGCCCTGCGTGCGGCGCGGAATGGACGCCGGAGGAAAAAACGAACAACGCACTTACGCGCGGCGAGTGGCGGCCGACGGCGCCGTTTCGTGGCATCCGGGGCTACTACTTCAATGAGCTGATGAGTCCCTTCCCGCAGTGCGCACTGCCGCGCCTGGTCGAGCGCTACCTGGCCGCGGTCCACGAGGCGAACGCCGGCAACATCGGTCCGCTGATCGCCTTCTGGAATGGTGCGCTCGGACTGCCTTGGGAGTACAAGAACGACGTTCCCGAGGAGGATGATCTCAAGACCCGCAGCCTGCCGTATGCAGAGTTCACCGTGCCGGCGGGCGGTTTGGTGCTCACCGTCGGCCTCGATGTTCAGCCCGATCGATTGGCCATCGTGATTCGAGCATGGGGCCGTGGCGAAGAGTCATGGCTCGTCTGGTGGGGTGAGCTCTTCGGCAACGTGCTGGAGGCCGACGTGTGGGAGGAAGCTTGGCAGCTCTTGTTCTGCAGAACATTCAGGCACGCCAGCGGCGCTGAGCTCGGTATCAGCGCTGCATCGTTCGATGCCTCGGACGGCAATACGGACGAGGCCGTGTACAAAGCTGTTCGCCTGTTCAACGGTCGCCTGCGCGCGCGGCGATGCTTGGCTATTAAGGGCTCGAACAACCCTTCTGCGGATCTCTTCTCGAAGCCTCGGCTAAAGCCTGGTGAAGTGGCTGCTCGATCGCATAAGGCGACTCGATACGGTTTACCGCTTTACATGGTTGGAGTGTCGCGGGGGAAGGATCTCATTCTCGGCGGTGAGGGCGGCGGTCGGCTGAAGCTCGCCGGCGACGGCCCCGGCCGGATTCACTGGTTCAAGGATGTGAGGCCGGACTATTTCGAGCAGGTGCTCGCTGAGATCAAAGCACCGAAGCCGGGGGCGCGCAAAGGCGTCAAAGCCTGGCAGAAAAAAGCTGGTAAGCGAAACGAAGCGCTCGACTGCGAGGTTTATGCGCTCCATGCCGCACGTTCGTTACGGATCGACATATTCACAGAATCGAAGTGGCGCGAGATCGAGCGAGGCTTGTTGCAAAGAAATCTATTCGCGCCACCGGAGCCCGAAGCCGAGGAAAAGTCAGAAGCGACGGCGGGTGCTATTGCGGATCTCGATTCGAGTGAGTCGCTCGCTTCAGTGGACGCACCGTCATCCATTGAACGGGATGAGGACAAGCCGACGGCCGAAGCAGTGCAGCCGGGGACACCAGTGCAGACGCCTGCACTTTTGCCGGTACAGCCCAAGCCGCGCGCGCCAGCGCAGCGCCGCCGCTCAGGCTTTTCCGTGGGACGGTGGTAATGGGAGACATCGAGGCCATGATTCGAGAACTGACTGAGGCGTGCGAAGCGGTGCTAGGTATCAGTTTGACTGACAGTCAACGCCGGGAGCTTCAAGTACGCGTAGTTAACCAGTTCGGCGGGGAGCGGATCTATGTCCCCAAGCGCGCAAACTTCGTGGTCGGCGGAGAATTTGATTTGTCCGGAAGCGTGCAGGAGATCATGCGCCGACATCGGATCAGTCGAAGGCAGGTGTTCCGACTGAGAAAGAAAAAACGATGATGGACGTACGGAGTGCCAACCTTGCCTTAACTTGGCACTCTCTACGGATCAGTATCCTGATCCGTGAGCACCCCAATCCCTTCCTACGAACCTGCAGCTCTCCGCGCTGGCGACACGTGGCAGTGGCGGCGCGAGTTCGCCGACTATCCGGCCTCCGAGGGGTGGGCGCTCAAGTACCGCTTCACGAACCGCGCAAGCGGTTTCGCGGTCAACGCCGATGCAGACGGTGCTGCATACGCCATCTCAGTGTCGGCCGCGACGACGGCGGGATTCGCAGCCGGGGCCTATGACATCTTCGGCTGGGTGGAGAAGGGCGCCGAGAAGCACACCGTCGTCGACGCGAGGCGGTTACGTGTAGATCCCGATCCGCGTGCCGGCGATGGCACGGCGCCCCTCGATCAGCGAACGACTGCCCGCAAGATCCTCGACAAGTTTGATGCCGCGCTCGAAGCGGGTGATCCGGCACTGGCGTCGTATTCGTTCCAAACTTCGGCGGGTGTCCGCGCGCAGCAGTTCCGCACCTTGGCAGATGTGCTCACGGCACGCTCTGCAATCAAAGCCGAGGTCGCACGTGAGGACGCCGCGGCAGGCATTGCCCGCGGCGGCCGCAATCCCCGCCATTACCACGTGAGGTTCGGCAATGGCTGAGCAAACCGTGGAGCGTTGGAACTCCTATCTCGGTAAATGGGAATCGCGCCAAGTGCGCATGCCCGTGTCCTCGCCAATCGTGGCACCGCTGCCGGTCGCGACCGGGGGGAATTCGCCTGCAGCGACCTGGAAATCCGCGGGCGCGCCGCAACAGCGCATGTACGCCGCGGCGCGGCGCTCGCGCCTGAACTCCGATCGCCCGGCGACAACCGGATCGGCGGACAGCGAGCTCGCAACCAGTCTCACCAGTCTGCGCAACTTGTCGCGGCAGCTCGTGCGCGACAATCCGTATGCCAAGCGCGCCCGCTGGATCATCGTGAACAACGTGATCGGGCCCGGTATTGGTCTGCAGTGTCAGGTGAAGACCGCGGGCAATAAGCTGATCGCGCGCGTCAACGATTCGATCGAGGAGGCATGGCAGGCGTGGTCGCTGGCTGACACCTGCCACACCGGTGGGCAATTGCACTTCTGCGACCTTGAGCGCCTGGCGATGGGCCAGGTATTCGAGGCCGGCGAAGTCTTCATCCGCAAACACTGGCAGCCGTTCGGCGCCGGTGTCGTGCCCTATGCCCTGGAGGTGATCGAACCCGAGCGCCTTGCAAACGAATCGACGCCGATGTCAGTGCCGTCGAGAGATGGGCTCGTGCGCATGGGTGTCGAGGTCGATGCGTTTCATCGTCCGCTCTACTACTGGATTCGCGAGGGGCACCCGGGAGATCTCCGGTTGCACGCGCACAGCAGCACGCGGTTCGAGCGTGTGCCCGCGCGCGACATCATTCATCTGCGGTTGATCGATCGTTGGCCGCAAACGCGCGGCGAGCCGTGGCTGCATACCGTCATTCAGCGCCTCGGCGATATGGGCGGTTACACGGAGGCCGAGATTATCGCGGCGCGCAGCGGCGCATGTGTGATGGGCTTCATCAAGTCCGACGAGCCGCCGGTACCCGATGCCACCGAAGGCGGAGATGAAGAGTCGGCCGACGGCGGGAAGCAGCTGCTCGACTTCGCGCCCGGGCAGATCGAGCATCTGGCGCCGGGCGAAGAGTTTCAGGGCTTCGCACCGAACCGGCCGAACGCGGCGCTCGATCCCTTCATGCGCTTCATGCTGCGCGAGGTCGCTGCCGGCATCGGTTGCTCGTATGAGTCGCTTTCTCGCGATTACACAAAGGGCAACTACTCGAATTCCCGCCTTGCGCTGCTCGACGATCGTGATCTGTGGCGTCTTCTACAGGGCTGGTTCCTTCGCAACTTCCGGCACATCGTGCACCGCGAATGGCTCCAGCAGGCCGTCCTCGCCGGCGCCGTGTCGAAGGTCTCCGTCGAGGACTACGCAAACAACATCGCGAAGTATGAGGCGGCGCGCTTCAAGACGCGTGGCTGGAGCTGGATCGATCCGACCAAGGAAGTCGCCGCCTACAAAGAGGCTGTGCGCTGCGGTTTCACCACGGTGACCGACGTGATCGCGCAAACCGGCAGCGGCCAGGACCTCGAAGACGTGCTGACAACGCGTGCCGACGAGCTCGAATCCATGGCCGAGCGTGGGCTTGTATTCGATACCGATCCGGCGAAAGCCGCGCCGACCGCCGCTAAGCCGGCGGCCGAGGAAAAAGAGCCGGACGAAGAAGAGGAAGTCGACGAGGAGGCGGACGACGAAGAGCAGCGTCCACGTCGTGCTCACATGTTTTCGTTGGTGAGGGGTTCGCATGTTTAAGCGCTCTATCCGCGTCGATGCGCGGGCCGCAAAGAAGTCGGACAGCGGGGATCTCGTGATCTCGATTGCATTCGCGTCCGAGGAGCCGCACAAACGGTGGTGGGGCGTGGAGATCCTCGATCACGCTAGCTCGTCGGTCCGCCTCGATCGCTTGAATGACGGCGCAAGCCTGTTGTTCAACCACAACCCGAACGACCTGCGTGGCGTCCATGTCCCGGGCTCGGTTGGGATCGATAAGGATCGTGTTCTGCGCGGTGACGTGCGGATCACCGCAGCAACGCAGGCCGGTCGCGACACCATCGCGCTCGTCGAATCCGGCGTCCTCACGAAGGCGAGCATCGGTTATCGCATCTTCAAGGTCATCCAGCAGACCACAAAGAAGGATGGGACGAAGCGCAGTCGAGAGATCGACGGCGCGTTGTTTCAGCGAATGATCCAGGCGCACGACGACGATCTGTCGTCCTTTCAGCGTGCGCTGGACGATGCCATCCCGCCCTTGGAGGGCGGCGCGATGTTCGAACGTAGCGCCGACGACGAGGCGGATGTCTATCGCATCGTCGATTGGGAGCCCTACGAAAACAGTCTTGTCACGATCCCGGCCGATGTGACGGTCGGTGTCGGACGGTCAGCAGCGCATACCCCGGCGGAAATCGCCACCCCTAAGGAGGCCAGAATGGCTGAAGGAGCAAGCGTCATCGAGAACAATCCCGCGACTGCAGCGGCACAGGCTGCGCTTGGGCGCGGGGCAACTCAAGAACAGATCGTCGCGTACGAAAACCGTCGGATTTCTGGTATCGACAGCCTGGTCCGCGTCAACAATATCGACCAAGCGCAGCGCGATCTATGGGTGACAAGCGGCACGCAGCTCGATGGCGTTGCTGATGACCTCGTGAAGATCCTCGAAGTGCGCGGCAAGAGCGCGCCGCAGCGTGCGCGGCTCGGCTTGAGCGCGCGTGAGGCGGAATCCTTCAGCATTCGCAAGGCGATCTACGGCTGTGCGATGCAGAACTGGAAGGATGCCGGTCTCGAAGCGGAGTGCAGCCGCGAGCTCGCGAACAAGCTCGGTCGGCATGTCGAGAACAATCGCTTCCTCGTGCCGTACGAAATCCAGGAGCGCGCGCACGCACTCGACCGGGGGGATACCGAGTACAGCTTGAACAAGCGCGATCTAACCGTTGCGAGTGGGTCCGGCGGTGGCTTTCTCGTGGCTACTCAGAACATGGGTTTCGTCGAGTTGCTGCGAAACCGATCGGTGTTGTTCAACATGGGTGCTCGGCGCCTGGCGGGGCTGAAGGACAACATCACCATCCCGAAACAGACCGGCGCAGCCAGCGTCACCTGGCTGGCGAATGAGTCATCAACGGTCGGCGAGGGAAATCAGACTTTCGCGCAGATCGCAATGACGCCGAAAACCGTCGGTGGCTACACGGAGATCAGCCGCCAACTGCTGATCCAGTCGAGCCCGGAGGTTGAGGGTCTCGTGATGCTGGACCTCGCGACGGTGGTTGCGCTGGCGATCGACCTCGCCGGTCTCAACGGCTCGGGCGCTAGCGGTCAACCGACGGGCATTCTTCAAACGTCCGGCATCGGCTCCGTGACGGGCACATCCCTCGACTATGCGGACATCATCGAGTTTCAGTCTGATGTGTTCGCGGGCAATGCCCTGGTCGATGCATCTGGGTATGTGACGACGGGGGCGGTCGCCGGTCTCCTCAAGCAGCGCGTGAAGTTTTCCAGCACCGCATCCCCGCTGTGGGATGGTCGTCTGGAGAAGGCCAATGTCGACGGCTATCAAGGCATGGCGTCGAATCAGATGCCGACCGCGACGATGCTCTTCGGCGACTTTGGGCAAGTCATTGTCGGCGAATGGGGCGTACTCGAAATCGAGACGAACCAGGCCGCGAACTTCCAGGCCGGGATCATTGGCGTGCGTGCCCTGGCTTCGGTCGACATCGCGGTGCGATACGCGACCGCGTTCTCCGCGGCGTCCTCGATCACCTAATCGATCTGCTGGTTGCCGGCCCCGAGCCGGCTATCGGTCCTTCTCTCTTATATGTGAGGTAAAGACATGCTTCAGCAAAACCAAATGGTCGGCTTTCAGGGCTTGCCCGAGATTGTGCGTGTGAAAGCGCTTCGCGGCTTCCGTGGGTTGATCGAGGGCGTCCAGGGCGAGGCGAACCCTGGCGACGTGGTCGACGTGCCGCGAGAGCTCGCGATCGGCCTTCGCTACGGCAATAAGGCCGTGATGGTTGATCCCGAGAAGGTCGCCAAGAAGCGCCAGGAGAACTACTTGCCGGCCCGCAAGAAGGATAAGCCGCTCGACCCGCAGGCCAAGCAGATCGCGGCGCTTGTTGAGGCTGTCGCGGCGATGAAGGAAGCGGTCACTGTGCAAAGCCAGGCGCTCGAACAGCAGGGCAAGGTGTTGGAGAAACTCGCGGCGCGGCCTGCTGCTGAGAAGACTGCGGGCGACAAGCCTGCGACCGGCGCGCGCTAAGCGGATCGCTCACCACTTATCGGAAGGAAGGCACATGCTCGGTAACGAAGGTCAGGCCGCGGCCGCGGTGAAGCTGCTCGATCCCGTCTCGGCAGCGAACACCGCCGCTGCGACAAGCGGATGGATCGATGTGCGTGGATACGAGGGTGATCTTGTGTTTCTCACGCAGATCGGTGCCCTCACCGGCTCGCTCACGTGGACGATCGAGGACGCGACGGACGGATCGGGAACGGGTGCGGCTGGTGTGACGCCGAACGAGGGCGCCTTTGCCGCGGGCGCTGCTAACCAGGTGCAGAAACGCACGGTGAACGCCGGCGCGGTTCGCGGTTGGGTGCGCGTGGTGGGAACGATCGTCACGGGTCCGGCCTTGGTCGGTGCGAGCCTGTTGTCCCGTCCGAAGTACGCGTAAAGCGGGGCACGTATGACGATCAAGCTGACAGACGCAATTCGTATTGCCGGCACCGAGCGGGCGATCGGAACAGTACTCACGTTGCCTGCGGGAGAGGAAGCAGACTACGTTCATCGGCGGGTTGCGGAGTACGTTTATGGCAACCCCTCCTTGTCTCCGCACGATCCGGTGACCGGGATTGCGTACTCAAAGCTGTCGCCGATGTTGCGTCGCGTGGACAATCACATCGTCGGCGTTCCATTGTTCGCCTATCCACGTGCATCTGCCGATCACCAAGCGGCCGGTGGGTTCAGCGGTGGCGGAGCGCCCACGTTGTCGTACACGATCATCGACGGTATTCCCGTCGTTGGTGTCACCTCAAACGGCGGGCAATGTCAATTCGACGCATTGCAGTTTGCGGGGAGGTTACTTCCCGCCGGGCGGCTTTCGTGTTTGTTCTACGTTGCAAACCCAGCGGCCTTCAATTCGTTGGTTCTGCTGTTGGGAGACAACGCCTATACGAACCATTTCTCGGCCACGATCTCGGTAGTGCAGCAGGGAATGCCGGGCTGGTACTTTGCCACAATCGATCCGCCGGCAACGGGAGCGTACTCAAGCCTGTCCGCTCTGACTGACCAGCGCCGCTGGACCGTTGGAGGAGGAACCCCAGACTTTGCGAGCACGAGTTTCATCAACCTCCGGATGAGATTCAACTTCCCGGCGAGTCCAAACTCGACCGTCTATATGGCTGGCGTCTGGTACGGAGAGAAGAACGTGACGCCGTCGATCGTAGTGACTGCGGACGACGGCTATGTCACGCAGTACGAAGCCCTGGCGCCCTTGTGTGAGCGCTATGGATTGCGATTGTCGATGGGGCTAATTGGCAACCTGATCGGGCAGTCTGGGTATATGACATCGTCCCAGTTGCAGGAGCTCGTTGCGCGAGGCCATGAGTGTGTGATTCACGGCAACCCGTCCCCGACTGGGAACCTTTCCGACTACGCAACGGTGGCAGCTATTCGTGCCGACATTGCCGCCAATCGGGAAGCGATCCGTCGTCACGGTTTGTTCAGGGGCGGTAATGACGAGCGCTGCTACGTCTACCCGCAGGGCGTGTATCAGCACGCTGCGGGAGACACCAGAATTGTGGACGCGATCAAGGCCGAAGGAATCATCGGTGCGCGTGGAACGACCGCCTATTCCCAGAATCTCGCTGGGCGTTTTTCTGCGTTCAACAACCGATTCAATCTCACTACGGTTGGTCATCTTTGGGACGCAGCAGATGAGGCAGCCAACGTCGCGCGTGTCATTCTGAGAATGCAGCAAGCGGTTTCGGAGGGTCGGTCTCCGATTCTCGTCTTTCACAAGATTGTGGCATCCCCCTCGAACATTATCGAGATCACGGCGGCGAACGCAGCCGCGATACTGGAAGCGGCATCCGAACTCGTTAGGTCTGGTAGTGCGCGAGGTGAATCACTTTCGGACTTGCTGCAACGAATCGCGGTCGCCGGCGAGGTGAGTTACTAGATTGGATGTCTCCGCCTTCTTCAACCCCGCCGACGGCTTTGTCGTGCCCGCTATGCTCGACATGGGGGTGACCTTCTATGTGCATTTCGATCGCAGCTACGTTGAGTCGTTGGGTACGCCGAGCTCAGGTCCAGCTGCAACCTGCAAAAGTGCAGACGTGTGGACTGCCGAGCAGGATGTCTCGGTGCTGACGGTCGGCGGTGAGGACTACCTGGTCAAAGGCATCGAGCCGGATGGCGCCGGCGTGACCATTCTGCGTTTGTTCGAGGCGTAGCATGGCCGATCACGTCGCCAAGCAAACCGTCGACGCGCTGGCTGCGTTGATCGTCGCCGCCAGCACCAGTCTCGCGGACCATGTGTATGTCGGGCGCGTCACGCCGCCGACAAAAGAGCAACTGCCTTGCGCGTTGGTGGATGTCGCCGGCGAGTCTATCGACATTCAGACGACCGGCACGCATCACATGCAGCAGCGCGCGATTCTGCTCGATGTAGCCGTGCTCGTGCGCGACCTCAACGACTATGACGCTGTGGCGTATCAGGCGCTCAAAGAAGTCGAGCACGTGATTGCCGCCAATCCCACGGCGCAAGGAAAAGTCCGTTTGCTTCGGCCGGTGTCCGTTCGCATCGAACGCGACAACGCCGGGGAGCTCCCTGTCGTGCGCGCAACGCTGACCTGCGAAGCGCTCGCATTCGTTCGTAACAACGCAGTCGATTCCCCGATCTGAGGAGATCTCATTCATGTCTGCACCGATCCTGCTGCTCGATACCGTCGTCGAAATCCAGAAGACGCTCGGCGCCGCAAAGACGATCACTGCTATCACTCAAGCCTCGCCTCCGGTCGTGACCTCGGCCGCACACGGGCTCGCGAACGGCGTCGTCGGTATCTTGGCGATCCCGAGCGGTATGACGGCGCTCGACAAGCGTATGGTTCGAATTGCGAACCAAGCGACGAATACATTCGAGCTCGAAGGGCTCGATGGCACTGCGTTGCCGGCGTTCGTCGCGGGGAGCTGCACGTTCACGCCGATCACTGCGTTCGACACGTTCTCGATCGTGACCGGGTTCAGCATCCCTGAGCCGCAGCCGAACCGGCAGGATTCGACGACGGTTCACGTCGGCACGAAGCGGGAGATCTTTGGTCTTGACGACGCCGTGCAGGTGAACTTCACGATGCAGGCGGACCCGAAGGCGGTTGCCGTCGTCAACCTGCGGACTGCTTCGAAGGCGAAGGCGACCCGGGGATTTCGGGTCACCCTGCAGGACGGCACAGTGTTGCTGATGAATGCTTACTGCGCTGGCGGGCGCGGCCTCGATGGTGGTCAGCCCGGCACCATCATGACCGCGCAGGCCTTCCTCACGTTGGCGGCCGAGGAGCAATACCTGTGAGCGTGCAGACCCTGCTCGAACAGATCCGAAAGGCGCGCGAGCTCAAAGTCACCGTTGGCGCCTGGGCCTTTCACGCGCGCCGTCCTAAGGATCTGGAGCTCGCCAAGATCACACGTTCCGAGGCCAACACCGGCGACCTGGCGCTTCGCTTCGTTGAAGGCTGGCAAGGCGTGCGGGTGTGCGACCTGGTTGGCGGCACCGACGAGACGGTCGTTGAGTTCGATCGCGAGCTCTGGGAGGAGTTCGTTGCCGATCGCCCGGATGTCTATGGCCCGGTCGGTCGCGCAATCATGGATGCGTATCTCGCGCACGGGAAGGTGCAGGAGGACGCCCGAAAAAACTCCAGCGCTGGCTAGAGCGAAGCGCGCTGCGAGCGCGCGCCAAGCATCTGAAGCCAGTGCCGCTGAATCAAGACAATGTGCTCGCAGTCCGTCTGTGGAACCTCATGGGCGGTATCAATTGGGAGTCCTTGCCCTTGCTGGCTGAGTATTTCGGTGTTCGTAACGCCGAGACGCTCCTCGATGGGCTCCTAACGATTCAGGACTATCAACAACGTCGGCAGGGCGCAGCGCAATGATCACCGTTGATGTCCGGCACAACTCTGCGGCGGCGTTCCGCGCACTGGATCAGCTTACCGATGCGGTGCGAGGGCGGGCGCTCGCTCGATCTCTTAACCGTGCGGCGACCACGGTGCGCGCCGGTGCTCGGCGTGAGATTCGCGCGCGTTACAACATCCTCGCCAGCCGCGTGAATCAGGTGATCCAGCTGAAGCAGGCGACAAGCGCCAATCCTGAGGCGCTCGTGTATGCCAAGGATCGCCGGCTGGCGCTGGCAGTGTTCGGCGGGCGATCAAAGAAGTCTGGCGAGGTCACCGTGAAGGTTCTTCGCACCGGCCCGCGCAAGGCGGTTGATGGCAAGTCTGCGTATGAGGGCAAACCCTTCCTGCAGACCGTTGGCAAGGGGCGGCACGTCGGCATCTTTCAGCGCGTCGGGCGCGAGCGGCTTCCGATCAAAGAGCTGTTTTCGATCTCGATCCCTGGGGCGCTCACGAACAAGATCGTTGCAGACGTGCTGCGCAAGGTAGCGGTCGAGCGCTTCGGTATCGAGCTCGAACGCGAAATCAAGTTTCGCTCGGGAAGGGTTGCGTAATGGTTGCTCAACGCCAGGATGTCGAAACCCGCTTCTTGATGACGGCGCAGGACCGCGCTAGCGCAGTGATCTCTTCGGTGCGCTCCGAGCTCACTAAAGTCACGGGCGCATCGGACTCGGTGCGTAGTGCTTTCATCGCTCTGTCCGCCGCGGCACCGGTTGCCGCGCTGGTGGCCAAGGTGAAGAGCTCGGCCGAGCTGGCGGACACCTTGGGCAAGCTCTCTCAACGCACCGGGATCGCCGTAGAAAGCCTGTCTGCGTTGCGCTATCAGGCCGATCTGTCCGACGTGTCGTTCGAGGATCTGCAGACGGGGTTGAAGAAGTTCAACGTCAACCTTGCGAACGCCGCCGGCGGCAACAAAGATGCGATCGCGACCTTTCAAGCGATGGGCCTCTCTCAGAAAGATCTGCAGGAGGGACTCACCGATTCGGAAGGGCTGCTGCGTAAGGTCGCCGACAAGTTCGCTGGCTATAAGGACGGTGCCGCCAAGACGGCGCTCGCTGTAGATATCTTTGGCAAGGCGGGCGATCGCATGATCGTCATGCTCAACGAGGGCTCGAAGGGATTCGACAACGCCCGGCGCGAGTTGGAGCGCTTCGGTGGTGTGGTCGGCAGCGACTTCGCCCAGAAAGCGCAAGCCTTCAACGACAACCTGACGCGTCTGAAGGTGCTGTCGGAGGCTAGCAGCATTGCCGTCGGTAGTGCGCTGGTGCCGAGCCTGAACAAGCTGCTCGAAGAGATGCTCAAGGGGCGGGAGATCGCCGGCAGCTTCGGGAGCGCGCTCCTTCTGTTGGGCACGATCAATCCGTTCAAGTCGGTTGCCGCGAACATCAAGTCGACGCGCGACGAGATTGAGAGACTGCAGCAGGACCAAGCGCGCGCCCTTCAGCAGGGGCGCTCCGGAGCTGCTGCGGGGTACACGCCACGCCTTGAGGCAGAGCGCAAGCGCCTGGAGTTCCTGCAGTTCCAGCAACGTCAATCGATCGCCACGGGTGATCCCTCGACGTTCGACGCGCGCGATCTGCGGCGCACCGGGCAGCAGGAGCTGCAGAACGCGCCCGTCGTCCAGAAGCCCGATGGCGGTGGGCAGGACCCGGGGCAGGCATTTCTCGAAACGCTGCGTAAGCGCCTCGTGGCCCTGGAGGAGAACGAATTCGCCGCGCTGCGATTGGAGGCGGCGCAGAAGAAAGTGGCGGGAGCTGCTGAGCCGCTCATCCAGCAACTGCAGCGCGAGACCGAGTTTCGGAAGCAACTTACCGAAGCGCAGCAGCGCGACGAGCAGGCGGCCGAGGCCGAGCTCAGCCGCCGGCAGGGGCTCGTAAACGGTGTTGCGGATTACGTGAAGGGGCTCGAACAGGAAACCGCGTTGATGCGCGGTTCGAACGAAGAGCGTTTGATCGGTATTCAGCTGCTCAAGCTGGAAGAGGCGGGGTTACAGAGGAACACCGCGGAGTTCGAGGCCGCGCGAACGGCGATCGCGAAGGCGGTGAACCAGAACGCCGGCGCGAAGATCTTCGAGGATACGCGCACGCCGATGGAGCGGCTGGGCAATGAGCTCACCCGGCTCGACAAGCTGCTCGATGCCGGCTCGATCGATTGGGACACCTATGCGCGGGCGGTGTTTAAGGCGCAGGACGAGATCGGCGAATTCGGCAAGGCTGTCGACAAGACGAAGTCGCTCTCCGAGGAGCTCGGGCCGGTTCTGGAATCGTCGTTCGAGGGCGCGGCCTTCTCCGGTGGCAAGCTGCGGGATGTGGTGAAAGGGCTGGGTATGGACATCGCGAAGCTGCTCTTTCGCCGAAACATCACGCAGCCGACGGTCGATGCGATCGGCAAACTCGACTTCGGCGGCATCTGGGAGGACGTGAAGGGCTTCTTCTCCAGCGCCAACGGCAACATCATGACATCTGCCGGGCCGCTGGCATTGCAGACGTTTGCACGGGGTGGCATTGCGTCTAAGCCGACGCTGGCGCTGTACGGCGAGGGCTCGATGAATGAGGCCATCATCCCCTTGCCGGATGGTCGCAACGTTCCCGTCGAACTACTTGGCGGCCGGGGCAGCGGGGTGATGGTCAACGTCAACGTGACGAACAACGCCGGCGGCGATACCCGGGCGTCTGCTTCGTCTCGGCAGGATGCGTTCGGCAATCTGACGCTCGATGTGCTGATCGAGAAGGTCGAGCCGATGCTCAGCAATCGCATCCGCAAAGGGACCGGCCTCGCGCCCGTGATCGAGCAGCAATACGGGCTCACCCGATCGGCGGGAGCGTACCGATAAATGGCGGCCTGGCCTTCCAACTTCCCAGAACCGTTGCTTGAGGGCTACGGCTTCAAGCCCGACGAGAACGTCATTCGCACAGACTTCGAGGCGGGCGCAGCTCGTCAGCGCCGGCGCTTCACCGCGATCGGTAAGCGCGTGCGGGCGGCGTTCCTCTTTGACTCCGATGCGCTGATGGATACGTTTCGCGAGTTCTGGCGCGACGACATCGAGGACGGTGCGGCCTGGTTTGAGATGGGCTTGCCGCTCGGTGCCGGCTTGACGACGCTCGGCGTGCGCTTCGTGGGTGTGTATGAAGCGCATCCCCTGGGCGGCGGGCTGTGGCGTGTCTCCGGTGAGATCGAGACGGAGCCGACCTGATGCCAAATCCCGCGCTGAGCGAAGCGATCAAGGAAGCGTACGCGGTCGCGCCGACTGGTGTCGTGCTGCTCGATACCTTGGAGTTTCGGCACGCATCGTTCACCGAGCCGCTGCGTGTCGTGCGCAACACGGTCGACATCGGGGCGACGCTAGAGGATGAAGCGCCGCTCAACGGTGGGGAAGCGGTGACGTTCACCCGCTTCGCGTTCGAGTTCACGCTGCCCGAAGTGAGCGACAGCGCGGCGCCTGAGCTGGTGATCGCGATCGACAACGTCAACCGCGTGATCGTGGAGCACCTGGAGCTCGCGGTCGCGTCTTCGGATGCGTTGTTCGTCACCTATCGACCCTACCTCTCGACCGATCTTTCAGCGCCGCAGATGGACCCGCCATTGACGATGACGGTGCATCACATCGAGGCCGATGTCTTTCGTGTGACGGCGCGCTGCGGCTTCGGCGACATCCTGAATCGCGCATTTCCTAGCCAGGACTACACGGCGTCGCGCTTCCCGGGCCTGGTGGTCGGATGAGTGCGCCGACGCGGTGGGAGGCTGACTACATCGGTAAGCCGTGGGAGTCGGGTGCGGCTGGTCCCGATGCGTTCGATTGCTGGGGCTTGGTGCGCAGCATTCAACGCGAGGTGTACGGCCGAGAGCTTCCAGAAGTGAACCTCGACGCAACTAACGTCCGGGCGGTCGTGCGCGCGTTCGAGTCGCATCCCGTGCGGGCGCGATGGCAACGCGTGGACGCCGCGGCCGAGGGTGATTGCGTGCTGATGTCGCACGCCAAGCATCCCTCGCACGTGGGCCTGTGGCTCGCCTGCAATGGTGGCGGCGTCCTGCACAGCCTGCGCGGCGCAGGCGTCGTCTTCAGTTCGATGAGCGCGCTCAAGCGTGAGCGCTGGGCGCGTGTCGAGTTCTATAGGTACGTCGGCTGATGCAAGCACTCGTCATTCACGCCCTTAACCCCTTCAACCCGCTCTTCGATCGCGCGATCTTCTCGCTCGACACGTCGATGACGATTGCCGAGTGGCTGGAGCGTGAGTCGCTTCACTTCGACTTGCCGACGATCTGCCTGCTCAACGATGAGCCGATCCTGCGCGCACAGTGGCCCACTCGCCGCGTGAACGACGGCGACGTGCTTGCGTTCGTGGCGTTGCCGCAGGGTGGGGGCGATGGGTCGAATCCTCTCGCGATCGTCCTGATGATCGTCGTATCGATTGTTGCGCCACCAATTGGCGCGGCGCTGGCGGAGGGGATGGGACTCGCGGCTGGTTCGCTGGGTGCGGCGCTGGTCAAAGGCGCCGTCGCCTTCGCGATGACGGCGCTTGTCAATGCGGTCATCCCGGCGCCGAAGCCTTCGGGGCCGGAATCAATCCGAGCGATCGCGGCGCCTTCGCCGACCTACAGCCTGCAGGCGCAGGGGAACGCCGCACGCTTGGGTGGGCCGATCCCGGCGATCTATGGGCGTCATCTGATCTATCCCGACTTCGGCGCGCAGCCCTATGCCGAGTTCGTCGGCAATGAACAGTATCTCTACATGCTCTTCGTCGTGGGGCAGGGCTACTACGATATCGAGTCGATTCGCATTGAGGATACGAGCCTCGACGTGTTCGACAACGTTACGACGGAGATCGTGGAACCGGGTGAGAACGTCACCCTGTTTCCCACGAACGTAGTGTCGTCCTCCGAGGTCGTGGGGCAGGAAGTGGATAGCGGTCTTACAGTTGGGCCGTTCGTCGCTAACTCCGCCGGCACGCTGTGCAATTACCTCGCGATCGATGTCGTAATGCCGCGCGGTCTCTATTACGCGGAAGACAATGGCTCGCTCAGCGGGAAATCGATTACCTGGGCGGTCGAGGCGCAACCGATCAACTCAAGCGGAACGCCGATCGGCGGCTGGACAACGCTAGCGACAGAAACATATTCGGCGGCGACGAACACCGCGCAGCGTGCCTCCTATCGCTACGCCGTTACGCCGGGGCGTTACCAAGTCAAACTCACCCGCACCGATACGAAAGACACGAGCTCGCGCGCTGGGCATGATCTTGCATGGGTGGGATTGCGTGCCTATCTGCCAGGGGGCCAAGGATATGGGGATATCACGCTGCTCGCTGTACGTATGCAGGCGAGCAATCAGCTCTCTGGAACCTCCAGCCGAAAAATCAACCTGACCGTGACGCGCAAGCTTCCGACCTGGTCGGGTGGCGGCTGGACCGCGCCAACGGCGACGCGCTCGATCGCCTGGGCGTTGGCGGACATCTGTCGGGCTGAGTATGGCGCCGAGCTCGACGACGCGCGTATAGCGATTGACGAGCTGATCGCGTTGAACACCGTATGGGTCGGGCGTGGCGACACCTTCAACGCTGTCTATGACTCGCGTATGGGCTTCTGGGAGGCGCTGACGATCTGTGCGCGTGCCGGCCGCGCGGTACCGATCATGCAGGGCGGCGTCATTCACTTCGTTCGAGACGCGGCGCAGACGCTGCCCGTCGCGCTGTTCTCGATGCGCAACATCGTGCGCGGCTCATTCCGAATCGAGTACGCGTTGCACAACGATCAGACCACGGACTCGGTCGAGGCTGACTACTTCGACGAAACGACCTGGTCGTTGAAGCCCGTGCTCGCGGTGCTGCCCGGCGGCACCAGCGATCGGCCCGCGAAGCTGCGCAGTGCCTTCGGGATGACCTCGCGCGCCCAGGTGTGGCGCGAGGCGGTCTACACGGCCGCGCAGAATCGCTGGCGCCGAAAGATCATCAACTTTCAGACGGAGCTCGAAGGGTTCATTCCGACGTTTGGAGATCTCATTGCAATCTCGCATGACATGCCGCAGTGGGGGCAGACGGCCGAGGTCACGCGGGTCGAAGTGGGCAGCAATCTCCTGACGCACTCGGAAGCTTTCGACGATTGGGCAAACACGGCCGCTGTCACGCCGGACGGTGTGGGGCCGAACGGCATCGGTACGGCATTTTCGATTGCCGATAGCGATGCAGGGGGGGTCTCCAATCGGTATTCCAACTCCGTGCCGGCCTCTTCTGGATCGACCTGGTGCGCGTCGATCTACGTGAAGCGCGATGCCGTCAGCAAGACGACTCGATTCCCCATGATCCGCCTCGCCGCGAACGGCGGTTCGTTCGACCTTGACGCGGCGCTCGATACGTCGACTGGTGAATGTGTCGTGTCGTATCAACTCGGGACATGGTCGGGCGTAGATGTCCAGGCTGAGCAAGTAGGCGATGACTGGTACCTGTTGAGCCTGATCGGCACCCTGACCGAGCCGACCTTGGCTCACGTCTTCCTCGTGATCTATCCGGCCGTGGGGGCTGGGGCAACAATGGATTCCGCCTTCTACGGGAATGCCGCGCAGGGCGGCATCACAATCTGGGGGGCGCAGCTGGAGCAGGCCTCGGCCCGCGGCCCTTATGTCCCGACAACCTCGGTCGGCCGCGCTGACGTGTCGGTGCTGACGCTCAGCGAAGCGTTGACTTGGGAGTCGTCAGGAACACATTACATCGGACTGCGCCAGCGTGACGGTGGAATGGAGGGGCCGATTGCCGTTCAGACGGGCGCCACAGCCAAGCAGATCGCGCTCGACACGGAGCCGACGATCGTGCCCTATGCTGGTCGCGACGAGGAGCGCACGCACGTCGTGTTCGGGGCGGGTGAGCGGTATCGACAGAGGGCAATCGTCACTGCCGTTCGTGCGCGAGGCAACGTAGTCGAGATCTCGGCCGTCAATGAGGATGATCGGGTGCATACGGCCGACGCAGGCGCTGCGCCTGGGGAGCCGACCTGGTCGCTCCCTAACATCCCGACCGTCCCGCAAATTCCGTACGACGGCGCAAACCCCGATAGCTATCTCTCGGTGGTGATGGGTGGCGCGCTGGAGAATCCGACCGTTTCGCTGAGCTGGTCGGCAGCGCCCGGCGCGGAACGTTATTACATCGAGCAATCGTTCGATGGAGACGCGTGGACGCGCATCGGCGATACGGCTGATACCCGCTTCGCGTTCACGACGGTCCCGGGCTTTCAGTACATTCGCGTTGCGCCCGCCGGCGCCGGCCTGGGCGCCTGGCGGATTTGGTCAGGAACTGTGACCGGTGGCCCCCAAGTTGTGGCGCCTGATCTGCCTGGGACGCTGGTCGCTACAGCCGCGGGGGCGTCCATCATTCTCGATTGGCCGCCTCATGGGCAGGCGAACGTCGAGTTTGTCCAGATCTGGCGCGGCGACGACGGTATCGATTTCGCGCCATTCGCGACGGTGCCCGGTGGCGTCACGAACTATGTGGACACGCTGGGGCTAAGCGGTCAAACGCGGTACTACGTTATCTTTTTTGTGAACCGTAAAGGTGTGCTCTCTGGCGGGAGCAACACTGCGTCTGCGACGACGGTTGCGGTTGGTGGCATCGAGGTCGTTGGCGCGTTGCCGTCGACCGACCTCACTGAAGGCCGCGTCGTCTATCTGACGACGGATAAGAAGATCTACCGATACAACGGGACCATTTGGACTTCGGCAGCCGACGGGGCGGATCTGCTCGCGAACAGCGTCACGGCAAACAAGGTGAGCGTTGCGAACTTGGCGGCGATCAGCGCTAACCTCGGTTCGATCACAGCGGGCTCACTCAATATCAATTCGCGCTTCGTCGTCGACGCGGCCGGTAACGTCACGATCAGCAATGCTGCGAGCGGCGCGCGGCTTGAGGTGCGCAACAACGTCATTAAGGTGTACGACGCCGGCGGCGTGCTGAGGGTCAAGCTCGGGGACTTGTCGGCATGACGCACGGCGTTGCGATCTATAACGCGATCGGCGAGCAGGTGCTGGATGCCGATGGCAACGCGCCGCGGCTCGTCGACGACTTTGTTGTCTCGGCTGGAACGAGTGGGAGTCGATCGTACCCTTTGGTCGAGGGAGATCTCTTTGCGGCCGCGTGTCCTGAAACGACCTTCTCGACGCCGTTCGGGTTTCTATCGAATCCGCATGTCGTGACTGTGTCGGGGTTCACGGTGGTCTGGTCGCTGTACAACGTGCCGCCATACGGCGCGGGTTACAACACGGACACGCGCATCCTGGTGTTCACGAAATGACATTCGGGCTCGCGGTCAGGAATGGTTCGAACGAGCTGCTCGTCGACGGCGAGCGCACGAACTATGTCGAGTGGGCGGCCGGCACGGGATTCGCCGACGTGTTCACCACGACGCCAACGCTGTCGTTTCCGTTCGGTGTGTCGCGCATGCCGCTGATCTTTGTGCAGTCGGCGTACTGGGTGTTTCTGCACGATATCGATACCAGCTCGGGCCTCATCGTCGGTTGCAAGCTTGCGACGTTCGTCGGCGGTTTCGCCCACTCGGTACCGTATCGCTTATTCGTGCCGGCGACGGATCTCGGGCCCTCGGTCGAGTCCCATGGGTTGCGGCTTTATGACGCTTCGGCGACTGTGATCTTCGATTCCGGCCGCACCTTCATGCAGCCGCGATGCTATGCGGGCTACACGCGCCCCGGGTCGTGGCCCGCTGGGCTTGCTGGGGTTGAGCAGATCGTAGCGCTGACCGGCTTCTCGGCGACGCCCTGGGTGTGCGTCAACCCGTTCGCCGGCACGCTGAAACACCTGGTTGGTTCGCCTCAGCGCGGATACGCCGAGGGCATCCGAGTGCTTAACTCTGCGCAGGCGGGCTACATGCTGGCGCCCGCGTTCGCCGCGGCTGGCTTCAATCCTGGTGAGACCTTCACTGCGCCAGGCGTCACTCTTCCCATCATCGCTATCCCGTGAGGAGCTTGCTGTGTATCGACTCATCATTGTCCTGTTAGTGCTGCTGAGCGGCTGCGCAACCTCTATCGGTCCGGAGTGTCGTGCGAAGTGGCCGATTGCTCCGATCGGAGCATCGCATCACGTTGCGGCCGCCATCGAGCTCGACGTGCTCGATGCTGAGCTCGCATGCGAGCGCGAGCGACGAGTGAAAGCGTGTCGCGCGCCGCACGTGGTGATTGAGCCTGGTGCGCCATTGCAAGCAATTACGCGCGCCGAGCTGCTCGTCGACCAGCTCGTGCGTGCGTGTGAGGCGAAGGAAAGGGCGCGGTGATGGATATTCTGGCTGCGGTTGGGTTGTCGACGTTGATCGGGGTGGGCCTGGGGTTGGGAGGGGCGATTGGTCTTGGTGTCGGGGTCGGCTTGTGCGTGTGGATTGCCAACGGCATCGTGAAGTGGCTGGAACGAAAGGGACTGATGCCATGACGGGTGAATGGAACGGCAAGGAACGCCGCACGGCTGCGCCGGAGTACGCGCACGTTGCCGGGCTGGAGCGCCGTATGGAGCGGTTCGAGACGGCGTTGTTCGCGCTGACGGCCGAGAATGAGTTTGGTCGACCCGGCTTGGTCGTGACTGCGGATCGGCTCGATGCTCACCTGGATACGATTTGCCGGGTAGCCAGATGGTTCAAGGCGACCGTGCTTGGCTTGCTGGCTGGTGGCGCTAGCTTGGCGGCGATAGGTAAGCATATTGGGTGGTGGTGAAATCGATGGGGGAATGCTAATGAGCAGATTCGATGCGGTGGTCGAGGTGTTGGGCATACGTGAAGGCGAGCTCTCGCTCGATCCGCGCGACGATGGGAATTGGACCGGTGGCCGGCAAGGCGTGGGGCGATTGAAGGGGACCAAGTTCGGCATCGCAGCGAACAGCTATCCGGATGTCGATATCCCGATCCTCACCTGGGCCGCGGCGAAGGCGATCTACCGCCGGGACTATTGGGATCGCATTCGCGCCGACGAGCTCGGCCAGCCGCTCGACGAGTACCTCTTCGATCTTGCGGTGAATAGCGGAGCGCGAAGGGCCGCCCAGATCCTGCAGGCCGCCGTCGGGACACTGCAAGACGGCGTCATCGGTCCGAAGACGCTGGCGGCCGTCAAGGCGCGGCCGGTGCGCGACGTACTGCGTCTGGTGTTCGTTGAGCGGGCGATGATCTTCGCGTTGTCGCCCCGCGACAGCATTTACGGCCGCGGCTGGTTTGGTCGCCTGTTCGATACAACCGAGACAGCGTTGCTGTCGGGGCGGGCGTGATGCCTGGGCCGCTCATTCCGATCGCGCTGGAGATCGCGCGCAACTTCGGTCCGGATCTCGTTCGCTGGATCTCTGGCTCGGACACGGCCGCCGAGGTCGCTGGGCGCATCGTGGAGGCAGCCCAGGAGGTCACAGGCGCAGCGTCACCCGACGAAGCCCTGGCGAAGCTGCGTGCTTCTCCTGAGCTCGTGGCGCAGTTTCAGATTCGCTGCAGGGAGATCGAGGCGGATCTCGACAAGGCCTACCTCGCCGATCGCCAGGACGCACGGCGGATGGCCATTGAGGTTGTGAAGTCGGGCGGGTTCGATCGGAAGAACGCGATGATCGTCGGCGACGTGGTCGGCCTGATCGCGTGCATTGTCGTGCTCGTGTACGTGCCCGAGCTGCCCGGGGAGGTGCGCGGGATCATCAGCACGATCGCAGGATTCTTCGGCCTGGGCCTGCGCGATGCGCATCAATTCGAGTTTGGATCGAGCCGGGGAAGCCAGGAGAAGAACGAGCTGCTCGCCAAGGCGCCGGCGATTCAGCGCTGA